GTATAGGTGGTGGGACGACCGCGCAAAGGGCGGAGTACCCCGATTTGGGTACGATCCGGTATAACTCCACAACCGGGTTCATGGAAGCGTACACTGCGTCAGGGTGGGCCCCTATCGCCCAACCACCCACAGTCACTGGTCTTTCGCCGTTAACCACACTTACGAGTGGGGGGAATGTGGAGGGGTTCATTAACCAGACTGAACTCATCCACCCAAATATGCCTGTTCTGACAAGTGGTGACAATGCGTATAATTACTTCGGACATAGTGTTTCTATGACTTCGGATGGGACACGCGCCATAGTCGGTGTACCCTATGATGACATTGGTGCATACTCATCATACACTGAGTCGGGATCAGCACAAGTATTCAAGAGGACTGGTACCACGTGGACATGGGAAGCAGAGTTTGTCGACCAGCACGTGAATCAGACGAGTGTGACGGCAGTGGCGACGATTGGTGACAGGTTCGGTACTAGTGTCGCAATCTCAGATGATGGGATATACGCCGTGGTTGGGGCTCCTGCCGATAATGCTCCCGGCAACTTAAACGATGCAGGGTCAGCTCAGATTTATATGAGATCTGGAACAACGTGGACCCATCAACAATTGTTATATAGCAACAGTCCGACTGCCCTTGACTTTTTCGGTATTTCTGTCTCCATTAACTCTGATGGAACACGTGCCCTGATTGGAGCGACGCAGGAGGCAGGCACCAATACCAGTGCGGGTTCAGCCGAGGTATGGGTCAGGAATACAGCTACTAATGTGTGGAGTTACGAATCAAATTTAACCCAGGCAACCTCGAGTGTCGATGATCATTTCGGTAATAGTGTTAGGTTATCTTCAGATGGGGTATATGCTATAGTAGGGGCATGGAAAGTATCTAATAATGGAGCTTCGGAAAACGGTGAGGTCGTGATCTTTGTGAGAGATACCAGTACTAACAATTGGACTCGTCAGGCGACATTCACAATAAACCCTGACGAAACTTTTCCCACCGGTGGGGCGAACTCACGTCACGCTGCCAGATTCGGTCACGATGTAGACATTAACTCTGACGGGACCCGTGTTGTGGTTGGGGCGAAGAATGGCTATGAGGCCGGGGGTACCAACCGCACTGGCTCAGCTGATGTATGGAAAAGAAATACGGGAGAAAGTACATGGGCATTTGAAGCTCGGTTGGATTTTCCGGATACCTTCACATCTTCGGATGATTTTGGTGAATCGGTCTCCATTTCTTTGGATGGGACCCGCGTTGCGATTGGGGCTCCGGGTCGCGACATCGCGGCGGGAAACAATGGTGGGGCTGCTTACATTTTTGTCAGAAATACGACGACTAACGCCTGGACTCTTAAAACGAGTCTTTATCAGACTGAGTCCGAGACCTACGCGAATATGGGTGAGTCGGTTGCTCTTTCCGGAGATGGAAACTATGTATTGATTGGAGAACCACTTAAAAATATTACTGACTTACAGAATGGATCCACGGCGGGGACCTCCGCTGGTAAGGTTGGAGTATATGATTTCAGATCACAGGTCTTTGACACATCAACCCAGGTATTCACGGCTACCGGTACGGGTATTGTTAGTGGATCGACGGTCCAATTGGAAGGTGTCGATGGAAGTTTGTACAGTGTTTCCAACGTGACCCCGAACGCTGCTGGGACACAAGTAACTTTTAAAATGGGGGGTGAGGCGGTTGAGTTTCCACCTAGTGCGATGAGCACAAATACTTCGATCACGGGGTACGTAGCGAGTGCCTCATACAACTCGTCGATCGCGTGGAAGGCCTTTGATGATACGGGGGATTACTGGTCGGCCAACCCTGGTAACGCCACTGCGGGCTATGATTCTAATCCACCCTATTTAGCGGGACTTGACTCCGCAGCAACTCAAGATATAAGTGGAACAACGCATCGTGGGCATTGGTTACAATTACAAATACCAAGCCCAGTTATACTAACTCGCGCTGTAATAGGTACTACACAATCTGGATATCAACACGGACAATTTGTTATATTAGGGAGCAACAACGGTACAAATTGGACATTTCTTCATGCTGGGACGGGGACGACTCTGTCCACAAATGTCACAACACTATCCGCGGGGGTAACAACATCTTTCACTTATTTCAGAGTAGTAATAAAGTCAAAGGGTGTCGGTTCGGGGAACTATAATATTGAACTCAAAAATGTACAATTTTTTGGTGGATCGGGATCTTGGGTTCTCGCAAATCAACCCTATAAAGTTAAAGTTAGCTCCACCTCGGGTCTGATCGGGACCAGTACTGTCAAGATTGGGTTTCCGGTTGGATGGACCTCACCTGCGGCTGATGCGGACCTATACTTCGATACTGATGCGTTCACGACTCAAACACTCGTAGGTACAGATGGTGGTGGTGGTACGAATAGGAAGTTCGAGGTAGCACCTGGGAGTAACGCCTTACCAGCTAAGGTGGGAGGAGGCACCCTCGCCCTTACAGAGGCAGGTGTGATATCAGGTCAAATTGCGGCGCCGGGTACAACGAGTGTAACATTCCGATTGACTGATACTGCCACCGGACTGTTCACAGATAGAGCAATCAATATCGTGGGGAGTGTGGATCTCTACGCCTTTAGCCCAAATCCGTTCAAGTTTACGAATGCGGGGCAAACGGGATACCTTGGACCGGAACTCGCAACTTTAACAGGTCACGCCGATTATTCAACTGCGGCGTGGAGGACGAATACCGCACACTTTAATTTAGGAAAGGGTTATTACCCCAATTCAGGGTCGGATGCCTCCACACCACAGAGGGGGTTTCAACTTTGGACTGTACCTACTGATGCAACGTACACAATCCAGGCACAAGGGGCTCTAGGCGGCGACGCGGCGATAAACACTGCAGCGACACCGGGTAAGGGTGCACGAGTCCAGGCGGATTTTACATTAACAAAAGGAACAAAAATAATTATTATTGTTGGGCAGGGGGGTTCGCCCACCACCAATTATCAATATTCGAGTGGTGGTGGGGGTGGTACGTTCGTTCTCAAGAACAATTTCCATCCTTACGGTGGTTCACCTGGAGCGGGGATTGATAGGAATGATATATACCTTATTGCGGGTGGTGGTCAAGGTACGAGTGAATACAACAATCCTTCGGTGACGTTTATCAATGCAAATGGAAGTAGTCAGGGAACCTCACACGCACCATATAACAGCGGCGGGGGGAACGGCAGTGGTGGTGGAGGTGGGTGGGGACAGAACGGTGCAGGAACCACAACTACATTTGGTAAAAGTGTGCATAACTTTACGGACGCTGGAGGCGCGGGCGGGACCGCCCCCGTGGTGGAGACGAGCGTGCTTGTTAAACCTGGATGGGGTGGTATAAAGAACCAAGCTGTATGTGGTAACGGTGGGTTCGGTGGTGGTGGAGCTGGACAAGATCAATCCCCTGGTGGTGGCGGTGGGTATGGCTCTGGAAGGGCTGGCTACTACGCGTCGTCTTCGGCTTACACTCCCGCTGCCACGTCGTGGATCATGCCTAATGGTACAACAGGTATTACCGTAGCAAACCGTACTTTCTTGGGTAATCCGGGTGGTACGGCGGCGGCTGACTTTAACGGTTGGGTCTTAATCACAAAAAACTAATCTCACGATACAGTATATGCTCGCCCAAGTATTAGAAACTATAACACCTGGTGTATCCTATACGTCTGACGGTACTACATGGGAAAGTGTTGTTTTCGATGATGATAATTTTGCAAAACCCCACGATGAGATGTATGAGAGCGCGCTCTACATACTCACATACACCGAAGAAACGCGTATACTCGCTTTCAATAAACTTCGAGAGGAGAGGAACGCTCTCCTCGATAAGAGTGATAAATATATGACCCGAGATTATCCACACAAAATTAGTGTAGAAGATTGGGTAGACTATCGTCGAGCTCTAAGGGACTTGCCTGGTACGGCTCGACCAACTTTAGACGCGGACGGAAACCTCAAGGACGTTGAGTGGCC